GATATAGAGCGGTGACTGGAGTTCAGACGTGTGCTCTTCCGATCTGTGGCTAGGTTGGCTGCGGTTTTGACAAAGTTTGAATGGGAAAAGCTTGAGCTAGAAGACCGCCGCCGCAGACTTGACGATGAGGACAGCAAGAGAGATCAACAACGAAAGATGGTTTGGTTCGCGTTAGCAGGTATGTTACTTTATCCATTTTCTATAGTTCTCACCTCCTGGGCAGGGCTAACACAAGCCACTGAAAGTCTTACCCAAATTGCGGGTGTCTACTTTGTAAGTGCCTCAACTTTGTGCGCTGCCTTCTTTGGATTTTCCGCTATAGGAAAGAAATAAACCTTGCAAAGCAATTAGTTAAGTGTTACTATGCAAGTACAACTAAGGTATTAATAGGTACACATGACCGTATACGTTAGACGGCTTCGTGAAGATGATCTTACTTCGGTATTAACTCTCTCCACTTGGCTGCATAAAAACTCACGCTACCAAAAATTTAACTTTAATGAAGATAAAGTTAAGGCCCTACTCTCACAAAGCCTAGCACTTAATTCTGATGTATATGTTTGCGTTGCACTAGAAAAAGGCTCTGATGAAATACTAGGTTATTTTCATGGTTATGTTGATTGCCATTATTTTAGCGATGAAAAGTATGCCGGGGAGTGGGCAGTTATTGTTGCCCCAGACCACAGAAGAAAAGCCCCTGTAATATTAAAAACTATGATTTTAGATTTTGAAAAATGGGCAATCAAAATGGGTGCAACAGAAATTGCAATTGCCTCCAGCACTGAGGCTAGCGGCACTAATTATAAAAAGTTTCTTCAAAGACTGGGCTACAGGGACGTTGGTTTTCTGTGCGTGAAAGGATAACAAATGAGCTTCCAGAAAAAAACCACCGTAGTCCAAAATACTGGGCTTGGAGATGATCAGTACAACCAGATTCAGAAAAATCAGGGGGGTATAGATGATAACCTTAAAACAGGTTTCACAGGCGTAGGTACACGGTTTAATACAGTTGATACAGGCATTGCCGACTTAAAGACGGGTATTGGAGGAATAACTTCTGATGTTAACACCAATACGAACACTAGGTTCGACACTCTAGGCAATACTCTGTCAGGGTATGCTGATGCCAACAACAATCGCTTTGATCAGTTTGATAGAAACTTCGCTAGTAATACAGCGGCGGTTGGAGCTAATAACGCAGCACTAAACACTTTGCAGGGCGATGTAACTGGTGGCTTTAATGACCAAGCATCTAGGTTCAATACGGTAGATGCCGCAAACACAGCAATGCAGGGTGCGGTAGATCAAGGCTTTGTAGATCAAGCCCAAGGCTTTACCGATGCACAGACAGCTAGGACAGCTAATAACGCCGCCAACGTACAGGGCTTTGCCGATACGGGTGCTGCATTAACTACAGGCTTTGGAGATGCTGCAACTCAACGAGGTGAAGCTACGGAGGACGTTCTTGCAGGGCAAGCTTCGGCTGCGACTAATTTAGATGCCTTAAATACAGGTTTCAATAGTTACGCTGCCCAGGACGCCGCAGATCAAGCCGCCATGAAAACCGCACAGGAAGGGTTTGTATCTAGCTTTGATACATATGCAGACCGCTATACTGAGGATACAAACTTAGCCAATAAAACTCGCGCAGATATGCAGTTGGCTAACTCCAATGCTAATATTCGTCTTCGGGAAGACATTGGAGAATTTGCGGATGCCTCATCTTCTCAACTCAGCAATGTAGCACAGGGTGTAGGTAACCAAATTCAGGCACTTGAGGGTACGGTAGAGGGCGGCTTCTCTGCAAATACCAACGCAGCTTCTGCGCTAAAAACATCCCTTGATTCCACTATGGATAATGTAGACGCAGCCCAAATAGTAGCAGCTAGAGATATGGCTAAGGTAGTAGCCTCTCAAACAGACCTCTCAATGGATATTCGCCAGAACTTTACTCAACTAGGCAATGCTTTTGACGATACTGGCAATTTGATTGAAAGTAGCATTGATGAACAAGGCAATACTATTGCCCGTAGTATGGATGAGCAAGGTAATCTTATTCTAAATAGATTTGATGTTTCCGGTCAGGGTCTTGGGCAAAAATCAATTAATATAAACACAACCCTTGAACAGTTAGGTAATCTAGGAAATCGCGCAGGATCAAACGCATCTATGGGTAATTTAAGCCCAGCTTCTTCAGCCGCTGTACCGCAAACTGGCTTTGCTTCCTCCTTTGCAGAAACGAGGTAAATATGCACCCTAGTTCTATATCAAATAAAGGCGTTGAACTTGTAAAAGAGTTTGAGGGTCTACATGAAGTTAAAGAAGATGGTATGGTTTATCCGTACAAATGCTCTGCAAATGTTCTCACACAAGGCTACGGGGCCACTAGAGGCATTAAAGCTGACCAAGGCTGGACAACTGAGTATTGCGAAGAGCGTCTTACTAAAGATTTAAATGAACATGCAGAGGCTATTAAGCACTATGTGGACGTACCTTTAACTCAAAATCAGTATGATTCATTAGTCTCGTTCATATTTAATTTAGGCTCAAATGCCTTCAAAAACAGTACCTTGTTAAAAAAACTTAATCAAGAAATGTACCATGAAGTACCTGCACAGTTGATGCGCTGGGATAAGGCACGGGTCAACGGGAAGCTTGTACCTCTTGCAGGTCTCACCAGACGCCGTGCGGCTGAAGCAGCCATGTTTAGTGCAGATGCCCAACTACCGTCTGAAATAGGTGGACCGTTGATGGTACAAGCCCCTACAACCAGTGTCCCTAAGTCCCTTGCTAAAAGTAAGACTATGGCGGGTGCAGGTATTGCAGGGGCAGCTACGGCGATGAACGAAGTTGCTGGTCAGATGCAGGGGCTTATTGCCTACGCACCGATGCTTAAAACAGTCTTCTTGGTATGTGCAATCGGCGGCATAGCACTAGCAGCATATTCGCGATTCAAAGACCGCAAAGAATAGTGTTTATCTTTGGCAAAATTAAGTCTTACGTCATTATGACTTTAACAATAGCTCTTCCCCTTATCTATCTGATGGGGAGAGTAAAAGGCCATGCGGCTGAAAAGAATAAGGTCTTAAAAGATGACCTTCAGGCACAACAAAAGACCACTCAATTTTACAAGAAGATGGCAGAGCATGAACAAGATGATATTAATGACCGCGCTAGTCTTACTGACAGGCTGCGCGGGAACGGTTTATAGGACCAAGCTGGAAATATATTGCCCTCCGTTGGCGCAATACTCTCCTGAATATAATCAAAAGCTTGCAGATGAGATTGATAGTCTTCCTGCATCTAGCTCTGCCCTTGAAACGGCTATTACCGATTATGTAAAATTACGCGACAGGGTCAAAGCCTGTGATGCTGAGAAGGATAAATAAATGGGATTATGGGCAAATACTTTCGGTGGCGGGAATAGTTTCAAAGAAAGCGTAGCTAATACGTTTACTAAAGGTGATGGGGCTACTTATGTTGGTGGTACACTTACAAACGATAAAACCGGACAAGCAGTAAAACAAAACGAAACCGGGGGTTTCGGTACGGTTGATGCCAAAACAGGTGTATCTCAATATACTGGCTCTGCTAACAGCACAACTACTATCGCAAAGATGAAACCTGACGGGACAGTAGAAGGGTTCAAGTTTAAAGGGCAAGCGCCTGATAAGTTTGGCCTAGGTGACGCCGCCCTTGCTGTGGTTAACCCTATTACAATCCTACCTAAAGTATTTAGCTCATTCGCATCATGGGCCAATGGAATTGATCCAGAAGTAGACGCTAGTTCAGCTAAAAATGATGATGGTCAAATGGTCTACACCAAAAAAGACGGGAGTATGTCGTATAGCTATAACTTTCTGGGACTACCGTATGAAGTAAAAGTCTTGGACAATAAAGTTGTAGATAAACTAAGTATGATGCACAACGAAAAGGGTGAGTTAGACCCTGACGGTACAATAACTGGGTATCAATATCATAATAATAAAAATGCAAGTGTCGGAGATAATGACGGCAATAGCCAGATAGCCCAGTACGAAGCCAATAATGCAGCGCCTCAAGCGGCTTCTGGGGGCGCTGGAGGCGCTGGTAGTAACGATGTCATGGCTATGGCCGAAAAAGCGGGGCTATTAAAAGTCCAAGCTGACATGGATGAGATACTAGCTGACCCTAATAAGTTTCTAGAAGACCGAGGCTTAAAGGTAGCCGACTTAATGGTCTTAGCCGATGCCAATGCTGAAGGTACGACCTTAGACCCAAACGATCCTAATTATAAGCTGGGGGATGACAGTGGCTACACTGCCACTACTACAGGTGAGGCCTCTACCGTTGATACGGCGGTTCAAACCGAGATCGGAAGAGCGTCG